ACTGAAATAGGAATCTTACTCTTTTCCCTGACAAATCTAGATTTCTCAACGTTAATGATGAAATCATATCCCTTAATCTCTGTACCAACCTTATCTTGTCGACGACCAATAATCCATATAGTATTAGCACTATATACGATACCAGTCCCACCAGACACAACTTGTTTTGAGAACATTTCTTGGGTCTCATACGTATGATTAACAGCAACTAGAGGTATATCATTAAGTGTTAGATATGGTGTAGCCATACGGAATAGGGATTTCATTTGCTTAGCTCTGGTCATATCAGATACAGACTTAGAATCCTTAGCATCATCAACTTCTTTCTTTGATGCTAGATTACCAACACTATCAATCATGACGAAAACTTTATCTTTGGGAGAAATTTCTTCGAGTTGGGTTATTAAATCGAATTTCAATTCCTCTATATTCTTAATTGGAATATGCAATACTCTAGACATATCAATACCAAAAGATTCCCAATATCTTTGAGGACTGCCAAACTCCGAATCATAAAATAAGGTAACAGAGTCTGGGTATTTGTCCTGATATGCCTTTAACATCAATAACCCAAATGATGTTTTATAATGTTTAGAAGGCCCTGCTAATACAGTTAAACCACTAGTAATTCCACCATCCAGTTTACCTGATAGAGCTACATTAATCATAGGCACTGAGGTAGATACCGGTGCACTTTGATTCAGAACCTTAGACTCATTCATTACTGCAGCTAACTTAATTTTTGATGTGCTCTTCATTCTTTCTAATAAACTTATACTCATATTTAATCTCCAACTATATTCAGATTTAACATGTGCCACGTTCCGCCAGAACCATTTTCAAAAGTCAATTGGGCTAATTCCTCTGAGATTATCTCACTTATCTTAGCTATATCTCTTGACTTAAACTGATGCTCATCATATTTTAATGATACCTTATTACCAATACTAACACCCCATAGATCATAAAAATTCTTTCTCATTTGTATCTCTTTTGTTTTTCTATTAATGTTCATGTAAAAAATCTCTCTAATGTGTTAATCTTTTCTTCAACTCTTTTAGGTTTTTCTTTAATGTGTTTAGTTTGTGCTACTATAGTATTTCCCCATAGGTCGACACTCTCCTCATCTGATTTAGGATTCCAATTAATACTCTTTAACATATTCTCAACTGGCATCAAAAAGGCTTTAGAGAATTGTAATTCGTAATCTATATAGGAATCTAATCCTAATTCAGGAGGTAATACCTCAGGAACAGATATAACGTTTGCTTTTACAGGGTTAGGCATTTTCAAATAAATGAATTTGATTTTATCTCCATCAGAAATATACTTATACTTAGAATCTAGACCAAAACTCTCTATGTAATAATTGTAGATCAATGATCCTCTAACATGTATAGGAGTACCTTTCTTAAATAGTGAAGTACTATCATAGAATTTAGCTAAATTGTTAGCACTTCGTGGAAATGCTATATCAACAACACTACAGGATTTAAATCTTTTCTCAAAATCCGCATAATATTCTTTAGCTTCTTCCTCACTACCATTTAGCATAATCTTAATGAACTCACGTAATGCTATTCTACATGATTGTGGTGTAGAGCTTTTAATAGCTTCGATACCCATCATCTTAATCTTAGGCTCTTCGTAGCGATCACCCTCGGAATCTAGGACATTCATGATATATCTTTTCTTTGCAAAAAATACAGAATTGTCAGCAATGTTCTCTCTATCCATAAACATTTTCTGTTCATATGCACTTAGATACTTTGCTAAATCCTCATAAGAGGAATCGATGAATGGCTGAATCTTTTCCTTTGCAATTTTATCAAGGAAATTAACTTTATCGTTTCTCTCAGATAATGGTACATCCTCCATTAAACTTTCAAATGATACATAGACCGAATCAGTATCAGAGGCCACAATATAATCATAGTCCTCGGTCTTCATAAGTTTATTCATGTAACCATTAAGAGCTTCTTCTATCCAACGAATCGAAAGTTGACCGCTTGTTGTGATACTCTCTGCTAAGTCCAAACTAAAATGTCTAAAGAATCTATTACCCAATGCACCATATAAACTATTAAGTAAGATCTTAATGGCATGTTGTTTAGTTTGATATGTAAGTCTTTCCTCCGGAGTTTTGGCAGAGAACATTGCATTCTTTGCAATCTTTCTTTCTTTGAAATAGGTTTCCATTAACTCTGGAATGAATCCTCGCACAGATGTATCATATATAGTACCATTTGCAGTAAGTGTTTCTTGACCTTCTAATAATTTGGAAGGATCAATCTTCTTATGTAGTAAATCATCAATATGTATATCTGGCACCCTTCTCTTTAATGTTTCTGGTGAGATATTATATTGCATGATTAGATGAGGATATAGTGATGTCAAATCAAATGACATTACCCATTTATGTCTACCAACTAACGTATCCTTTACATATCCTCCTACAAATTCTTTAGTTTCCTCTGTTATATTAGCACCAATAATTATATCATTTGATCTTAAATAATTGTAGCATATAACATCCCAAACCTTTAGAGTACCTAATACATCAATGTATGAGCATTTAGCTTTATATGTCATCATGTAAACTAGATCTAAGAGTTTTAGTTTATCATCAAGTCTCTTTACTAATTCAACATCCTTTATATTATAATCAATGAATAGATCATAGTTCTTCTCATAGAGATTGAAAAGGTTTTCATATTCTGAGTAATCTAATTTCTTTTCACCCAACTCCTCAAATGCTATATTATTAAGACTATAGGATTCCCGTGTGATGAATGTGAACTTTTTGTATAGTGCTATGTAGTCAAGAGTTGTGATGCCTTTAATGTCATATGAATCTCTCTCAATTTTCTTATGACCTACCCTGAATCCTCCGACCTGACCATATGATGAATTACGACGATCTACGATACCCCATGGACTTAATTTGTTTACCCATTTATCCCCGAGTACTTTTCTCAATCTATTGACCACGTAAGGCACATCGAAAAACTCTATGTTCCAACCTGTTATAACATCAGGTGCTATAAAACTCCAAAGGTTTACAAAGTTTTTGAGAAGATCAGCTTCATCTTTACATTTTATATATTTGGAATCATCTCTCTTTACCTCATAAGCCTCTGTTCCAAATGTAAAATATGTGCCATCATATTCCATCGTGATAGCATTGATTGGGCCATTAGCTTTATCTGGGTGTGGAAATCCCCCCTCTGGAGGAGCCATACATTCGATGTCAAAGTTTAATACTCGAATGACTCCAGAATCGAATGAGATCTCATCTTCCCAATTCTCAGAAATATATTTGTATTGATTAGGGAAGTCTCCCCAGATTTCAAAGGCATCATCATATAGTTTAAGATAATCTTTAGACTCTTTAATCGATTTAAAATCTTTTTTGATTAGACGTCTAGATCCCTCGAGATTTGAATATGGACCATCTCCTTCTATCCAGAGAGATGGTCTATATCTTATCTTTTTGAAATATTGTTTACCAGAATCGTAGCCCCTGGTATAGAGCATACCATTTCTCTGTATGACATTTGTATAGAAACTGCTCATATATGTTCCTCACTTTCACTTGTTTGCACATGATATAGATATTATATAACAAATAAGACTAATTGTAAACTACGTTAGAATCTTTTTTGTAGGGGCATATACTTTAGAGAACATACTACTATATGAAGATAAAATATCTTCTCCTGGTTCAGCTGTAGTAACAATAAAATCCTCAGGGATGTTGAATTCTGTATTTGTGGAATATGGCATCCAAGGACTTAGTGCCATTTGCATTGCACCATCATCATTTCTACCAACTGGCATGATAACAGCAGGATTTTCAACTACATAATTACCATCAATATTGCTCATAACATCACAAAGAATATCTTCACCACTTCTTAATCTTAAAATCCCAATACTCATTTAACTCCACCTATATTATATTTAGCCACTAATTCCCATTTATCCTTATCTTTGTAGGATATAACTTTTATCTGATTCATTGGGGCTAAATCCCCTAGATCCGCTTTAATCTTCAAGAGGCCCCAATCAGAAAGTAATTTAGCTATAGCATTTCTTCTTTCAATATCATTCTCTGATATATCTGAAGGCTTACCATCTAGCTTAAATAACTCTTTAAAATGCACTAGGTAATATTTACCCTGCTTATGTAGTATATGACAGGATTGATAAAGTTTATTATCTTTCCTACTTGCCACTCCAATACGGGTTAATGTCTCCTTGATTTTAAGAAAATCATCAACCTCTTTAAAACTAATTTCTAATAAATCATCTATTTCACTCATAATTTAATCCGTTAACATTTGAATATAATATCCTTATTTATAATATTATATTCCGCCTCTATATAATTCACTTCTAATGGTATCTAAGTCCTTGGAACTTAGTATTTTTAAAGCCTCTTTAGCTTTTTTGTCTGAATAATTATAATATTCTTTAACTATCTCTAAATCTTTAGATGAAGATGATTTAATCCATTGGGCGAATCTTCTCTTCTTCTTTACAACATGGAGATAGTAATTATATTGAATATCTTTATCTAGATAATGGGCTACATTCATTTCAGAGGCAATGAATAATGTATCTATATGTGAAGCCATACATTTATTAATAATAAAAGGACTATAGTCCTCTATATTTTCTCCTCCCTCCATTAAATTATTCTTCCCTACATTAATAGAGTTAAGCCAATCTCCTAATTTAATTTTCATTTGAACTCACAACGTAACATGATTTCAGTAAGTGCTGCTAATATATTAATCTCAGGATCACTTACAAAAGCAGCTTTGTATTGATACTCAGCAATAATTATAACGGCCTCGGGAATTGATTCTGGGCTCAGATACTCATATAGGGAATCATATATGGATCTATATATAGCATCGCTTTCACCATCTAGATTATCTACTACCCATCGTCTTGTATTAGTAAATTCTTTCTTTTTAAGAAATACTAGAAGTTCAGACATCTCAATTGACTTGATATTGAGGATACCAGGATTAATCTCACCACAGGAAGAATATCTTTGGACTTCATTAATAAGTCTACGGAAGTCTGGAAAGAACTTCATTATCAATTGAATTAGAACTTCTCTATCATATTTAATATTTTCCTCATGGAGAATGTACTCCATTCGTTCTAATAGTTTGCTAGCGATTTGTGGTTTATTAGAGGGGGTTATAGAGAAATCTATAACAGAGCATCTACTATGAATTGGTTCTATCAGTTTATTTTTATAATTGCAGGTTAAGATAAATCTACAATTCTCCCAAAACTCTTCAAACACACCTCTAATAGCTTTCTGAGCATCGGTTGTCATGCTATCTGCTTCATCTAGAATAATTACTTTTTTGCCCTTTCCCAAGGATCTAGTAGAAGCAAATGACTTTACTTTATTTCTGATAGTATCGATACCTCTTTCATCAGAGGCATTGATTAGTATGTAGTCGGAATTCAATTCTCTACATAGAGCTCGAGCTACAGTAGTTTTACCTACTCCTGCAGAACCAGAGAGCATTAGATGTGGAATATCCTTCCCTTCAATAAAGCCAAGGAAGACTGCTTTATTTGTAGTCTCTAATATACATTCATCGATGGCGCTAGGTCTATATTTTTCAACCCAAAGAAAATCACTCATTTCATCTCCATAATATAATTATAACTTATTTTTCAGTAGCGATCCAATATGTAATATTCTCAGAATCTGGGCCTAATTTAGATTGGAATCTAGCTATACCATCCGCTGAAATAGATAGATTATAATCCCCTGGAATCATTTTAAGATTCTCAGGTTTAAAGTAATACTCATATGCTGGTCCTTGCTCAGTATTTTCAATGACTGTGAGATGGGAATTCTTATTTCCATTCGCTTTATCAATCACACCAAAGGTTGTTGTGATACCATCTGATTTTAGTCTAATATCATTTAATTGAAGTACTGCTGCACTTTTAAGGGTATCAGTAATAAGATCTTTAGTAATATCGAGGGAGACAGCAAAATCCTCCACATCAATGCTACGATCACTAACTGTTAAAATGTTTTTACTAGCAAAGTGGAATCTAACTACGGTACTTTTTCTATCTCCCCAAGAAATGCCAACATAATCTTCAGAGAATTTAAGATCTGGATCTCTATATAGGGATAGGACAGAAAGGAATTCAGATAGATCATATATACCAAATTCTGGTAAATCGTCCTTTGTATCAAACTCTACTAAGATGTTTTTCATAGGTGAAACGGTAGTCATTTTACCTTCACCGGAATAATAGAAATTTGAATTAATTGTTGCGAAGTTTTTTAATACTTCATGTGTTGTGGGTTTAAATTGCATTACTTTCACCTCAAGTGATATAGAATAAATATATTTAATTACATTATATAATAAATTTTCTTAATTGTAAACTTTACTCGTGCCTGTGCCCGTCAGAATTGTGATCATTCTCACTTGGCATAGATAAACAATAGGAAACATCCATTGTATGGAATACACATCTCTTGAATTCGGTATATACTTTAAAGAACGTTATAACCAAAAACATATATATCACCATTCTAGATATTTCCCATTGCATCATTCTACCTTTTAATTTATATTAATTAATCTTCTTTTCTTGTTTTCTGGTACAACTCTTTCAAGATTAATGAATAACATTCCATTTTCCATTGTCACTGATTTTATTTCAATATCATCAGATAACTTAAAATCCTTAGAGAATTTACGATGAGAGATGCCCTTATGAAGATATTCGGCATCATCTTTCTTAGTTTCCTTGGATTTAACTGATACTACTGAATCAAAATATTCTACTTCAATATCCTCTTTTGAGAATCCAGCTAAAGCGATTTCAATGGAGTAATTGTCTTCACCCTTTGATACAATATTGTATGGCGGATATTTTGCAGTATTTGTGTTAGAAATAGTTTCTAATTGATTTAATGCACGATCCATACCAACAGAGAATTGTGAATATGGGAATGGTAATAATTCATTTAACATAGTAAGCTCCTTATAATAAGCAAGTTTTTAATAGAACTAATAGTTCCTAATTTTGTCCACATGAGAACGACGTTCCCCAGACGGTTTGTTGTGATCCCTCTTTGGCAATCACATTATTATTTATAACACTTTTCTCACCTCTTATAGAAAAAGTAATAATTAAATATAATATTAATAAGACCGGAAATAAAGAAAATAATAAGTATTTCATATTAAGGATTAGGGTTGACTGTAAATCCAGAAGAGATATTAGATTCTCCTGTATTCTCAGCTACATTAGTGCTAGCATCGAACTTGGTATATAACTCTTTGAATGTATTCTTAGTATCCTCATCAAAGCGAGCAATAGCTAGGTCAATACTCTTCATACGATCTTCAAAGATAGCATATGTTTGAACTATATGACCTAGACGTCTTGTTGAAACCACCTCATCAACACCATCATCATAAAAGGTTTTACGAATACCGTCTGCCCATGAGACTAAAAGTTTAGCAAACTCTTCATCGACCTTACCAAAGGCCTTCATATGATTAATTATAATTTTTTCCTCTGTCACAAGAGAAGCAAAAGGTTGTTCAATTGTAATAGTGAATCTTTCTAGGAATGCCTCATCAATGATAGTAGCAGCACTAAATTTACCAGACTCTGAACCTTGTCCTTTTGTATTTGCGGTGGC